CATTTTTATAACAGCAGTTTCCTGACCTTCCGAACCAGTGACATATCTTTCTATGTCATAAACAGCTTCTGCAACAGGTAATGCTGCAGTCTGAGAGCCGCTGAGATAAATGTCTACATAACCACTAGGGTATAACGCTCCTTCTGTGCCTGTGACAACAGTGGGATCTAAGTCAACTAAACTCCCAGTATCACCATATTTATGCTTCACAACACCCCTGACTGAATAACCACTAAGATTTACTGGCGTGCTATCATTGGTTATTGTAAGCCTTGTGTTTAACTCAGAGCCTTGTCTAACGGAAAAATTGTAACTACTAGCCATCTAGCAAGAGATTACACTAAAAATAAAACCTTTTGTATATTATAATACGCCAGATTCTACTACTCTAAGTCTAGTATCAAGCTCTTTAATGGCCTCAACAAACACGCCAGCCATTCTGTCATACCATACAAAATGAAAGTCTGATATATTTTGCCCATCATAACCAACAGCATCTCCGCTACCCACTAAAGCGGGAAATTCTTCTTTTAGATTTTGTGCAGACAGGCCTATTCTATTCAGACCACTATAATCTTCGTAATAAGGGGAGTTGTCTGTCCATTGGAAGTAGATACCTGTAAGATTTTTTATTTTATCTACTGTTCCAGTTACTTGAGACACGTTCTCTTTGTAACGCATATCAGAGCCGCCTGTACCTCCTCCAGTGCCATCCGCTCCAGAAGTACCTGAAGTACCAGATGAACCTGAAGTACCAGAGCCTCCATCGTCTCCAGAACTACCAGAAGTACCATCGGCACCAGAGTTTCCTGAGCTACCAGAAGTACCATCGGCACCAGCGTCTCCAGAACTACCAGAAGTACCATCGGCACCATCGTTTCCAGAACTACCAGAAGTACCATCGTTGCCAGCGTTTCCTTGGTTTCCTTGGTTTCCTTGGTTTCCTTGGCTTCCTTCGTTTCCAGAACTACCAGAAGTACCATCGTCTCCAGAACTACCTGAAGTACCATCGTCTCCAGAACTACCTGAAGTACCCGACGAACCTGACGAACCCGAAATGCCAGACGAACCCGAAGTACCTGAAATTCCTGCTGAACCAGAAGTACCAGATGAACCCGACGAACCTGAAGTACCAGATGAACCTGCAGTACCTGAAGTACCAGATGAACCTGAAGTACCTGAAGTACCTGATGAACCAGAAGTACCTGAAGTACCTGATGAACCAGAAGTTCCTGCTGAACCTGAAGTGCCTGACGAACCCGAAGTACCAGACGAACCCGAAGTGCCAGCGTTTCCTTGGTTTCCTTGGTTTCCTTGGTTTCCTTGGTTTCCTTGGCTTCCTTGGTCTCCAGAACTACCAGAAGTACCATCGTTTCCAGAACTACCAGAAGTACCAGAACTACCTGAACTACCTGAAGTACCCGACGAACCTGACGAACCCGAAGTGCCAGACGAACCCGACGAACCTGAAGTGCCAGACGAACCTGAAGTGCCAGACGAACCTGAAGTGCCAGCGTCTCCAGAACTACCTGAACTACCTGAAGTACCATCGTCTCCATCGTTTCCAGAACTACCAGAAGTACCATCGTTTCCAGAACTACCAGAAGTACCCGACGAACCCGACGAACCCGAAGTGCCAGATGAACCTGAAGTACCTGAAATTCCTGCTGAACCAGAAGTACCAGATGAACCCGACGAACCTGAAGTACCAGACGAACCTGAAGTACCTGAAGTACCAGATGAACCTGAAGTACCTGAAGTACCTGATGAACCTGAAGTACCAGACGAACCTGAAGTACCTGAAGTACCAGATGAACCTGAAGTACCTGAAGTACCTGATGAACCTGAAGTGCCATCGTCTCCAGAACTACCTGAAGTACCCGACGAACCTGAAGTACCATCGTCTCCAGAACTACCTGAAGTACCCGACGAACCCGAAGTACCTGAAGTACCCGACGAACCCGAAGTACCTGAAGTACCTGATGAACCCGAAGTACCTGAAGTACCAGATGAACCTGAAGTACCAGACGAACCTGAAGTACCTGAAGTACCAGATGAACCTGAAGTACCTGAAGTACCTGATGAACCAGAAGTACCTGATGAACCAGAAGTACCTGATGAACCAGAAGTACCAGACGAACCTGAGGTACCAGCAGGTCCCTGAGCTCCATTTTGAGTTATGGTCCAAACAGGTGTCGAATCAGCAGTGCTAAAAGTCCCTGTACCCGTATTGCTAACCCATTTGATTCTAATTGTCGTTCCGCTATAAGAATAAACAGTACCTTCCCATTTTTTTGATACATCTGAAACAACCGTCACTAATGCGGCTTGGCCCCCTGTCCAAGCCAATCCAGAATCTACATCACTAAACTCCCTATCCCAATCACCACCTGATGACTCTGGGATACTTTCTGTTTCATCTGAAGTAGTCGAATATCTATCTCCACTTTCACCCGAAATTCCTGACGAACCAGAAGTACCATCGTCTCCAGAACTACCTGAAGTACCCGACGAACCTGAAGAACCTGAAATACCAGATGAACCCGAAGTGCCATCGTCTCCAGAACTACCTGAAGTACCCGACGAACCTGACGAACCCGAAGTGCCAGACGAACCCGAAGTACCTGAAATTCCTGCTGAACCAGAAGTACCAGATGAACCCGACGAACCCGAAGTACCTGATGAACCCGAAGTACCTGAAATTCCTGCTGAACCAGAAGTACCAGATGAACCCGACGAACCTGAAGTACCAGATGAACCCGAAGTACCTGAAGTTCCTGCTGAACCAGAAGTACCAGATGAACCCGACGAACCTGAAGTACCAGATGAACCTGAAGTACCTGATGAACCAGAAGTACCAGATAAACCCGACGAACCTGAAGTGCCATCGTTTCCAGAACTACCAGAAGTACCATCGTTTCCAGAACTACCTGAAGTACCAGATGAACCTGAAGTACCTGAAGTGCCAGATGAACCTGAAGTGCCTGAAGTACCTGATGAACCTGAAGTACCCGAAGTACCTGATGAACCAGAAGTACCAGCTGAACCCGACGAACCTGAAGTACCAGATAAACCCGACGAACCTGAAGTACCAGATGAACCTGAAGTACCAGATGAACCTGACGAACCCGAAGTACCAGCTGAACCCGAAGTACCAGCTGAACCAGCTGAACCCGACGAACCTGAAGTACCTGATGAACCCGAAGTACTATCTCCACCCCCACCGGCACTTATTTGCTGCCAAGCTTCGCTCTGTTTTATGTATACACTATAAGGGGAATCGGTCGAATAATAGTTAGCGCCATCGGAAACAGTGTGTAAAACACTATCCTTTTCAGCGTCTAAGCCTACTAGCTTATCTCCAACATACCTTTTGACCGCCATATACTATGTAAATTACACATTATTGGGCGTAATCTTCGTAAGATTTTTCTTCTAATAGATTGGACCCAGTGTAAATGTTAATTTCCTTCTTCATTTCAGCTCTTTTGTCATTAGTACGGTAGACTCTTCGCGCCAATTTAATAAAAATAGAGTCAAATTCTTGACTTTTTTCTTTTAATCTTATTTCGTCTTCTATATCCCATAACTCTTTATTTATCTCTTTCAATTGGTCGTAAAACCCATGTCTTCTAAAAACATGTTCATGCCAATCTGGCTGACCAATAGTCTCCAATAATGTAACGTGCTCTTTTCCGATATTAACTAGTTTAGCCTCATCTTGTATATTTTCTAATTTGATTTCCAAGATAGATAGCTTATCTAAAACCTCTCCGTCTGATACCTCTACTTTCATAATAATGTATTTATTTTTTCTATTACCATTTCTGGCGTTATTTGCCTACTGCACTCAAAATTCTTATCCTCGGGACACCAATACCATTCATCTCCAATCATATCATGATTTCTCCAACAGTCATGGCAAACATTTTTGTTCTGTACTACATATGGGTTACTAAAATGATAATCCGCAGCAACAGAACCTAAAATCATTACAACAGGCTTATCTAGAGCCCAAGCCAACCAAGATAGACCTGAAGCCAAGCCCATAAAGAAAACAGATTTTTGTATATAGTTGGCTGCTTTTTGAAGAGACAGCCCCGTCTTATCTTTAGATGCCGAAGGTATAGGATTAAAAGCTGGTATGTCCCCCAGAGGATAACCAGCTCCAAACTGAGAATCGCCATCGATACTAATGGTATCTATGCCCTTTTTCTTTAGATGAGATATAACAGCGTTCCAGCCTCCCTTGTAATTCCAGAACTTTTGCTGCATTGTAGTTAACGACGCTATGGATACGGTACGGCGCTTTAGCTTGATATCTTTGGGTTTGATATTCAAAACCGGCTTAACCTCTTTGAAATCTTCTAAACCTAAAATCTCAGAAGCCATCTGCATTAACCCACTTGCTTTAATGTCTTTAACTTCATTTCTTAAATTAGAAGGCCTCTGCCATCCACAATAACCTATGACAAAAGACTCGTCGTAAGTTTTTTCGACCAAGGGACTATTTTTGGGGCTCACCTTAATATTGTCGGGAGCAAATATGTCGTTAAACTTACAGAAGACGTAAACTTCGTTTCCTGTAATTTTTTGATATCTCTCGACTTGACCCATCCAGCCAATAGTATCTCCTAAGCCCTCTCCGTCAAAATAAACCTTTACTCTTTTACTCATATTAATTTATCTATCTGCTCTTTAACCATTTCAAAAGTTATAGATTTTGAACATTCAAATTCCCTTTCTGTGCCTTCGTGTTCCGGGCACCAGTTCCAATTACTAGCATCAAATTTATGATTATTCCAACAGGAATTACAAACGTCTTTATTGATTACTCTGTATGGCGTATAAAATTCTGTTTCCTCATTGCTAAATCCACTTATTAAAACCACGTCCTTGTTCAGAGCCCAAGCCAGCCAAGACAGGCCAGAGCCTAAACCTATGAAAAACTCGCAATGATATAAATCTGTTATTCTCTCCTGCAAGTCGAAGTCTCCAGTTTTATTTATACCCCCGGAGGGTATACGGTTGTCTCTATTTCTTCCCCCAAAAGACTCATGCCTATCTATGCACACTACCTGATACCCTTTTGAGTTTAAGTACTCTACAACCTTATCCCACCCATCAGGATTATTCCAGTACTTGCATTGAGCCGTAGATTGAACGGATATGCAGACATATTTGCCCGAGATCATCCTTTCTTTATTATTTATATCAACCCTAGGTTTTAACTCTTTATGCTCTAAGCCCAAATAATAAGACGCAGCTCTTTGCTCTTCATTTTGCTTAACCCAGTCAGGAGTATGATTAAACCAGCCTATCTTAAGATGATCATGAAAATTCTCGCCTTCAACTTCTTTTAAGTCATCAATGAACTTTATCTCAGGGTAGCTATTTCTATACAAATCATTTTTAAAAGTAAACAAGTGGACATCGCAATCTTTTTGCACTCTGTATTCTTCTGCATACGGAACCCAAGCCAAACTATCTCCTAGAGAGGAACTGCAAAGCTCGATTAAGACTTTCTTTTTTAAATTTTTAAACTTCATATTAAAAACTAAATTTCTACAAAAAGTATTCCATCTGAAGACGAGGCCATGAAAAATATTCGATACTCTCGAGATAGCTTTATCCATTACCTCTCTATCTTCTTTACTTAAAAGAGAATAAATATTTAAATCAAAATTATTTTTTATACTTTTTAGTTTTGTAAATATGTCTTTTAGTTCGTTATCATTAAAGCTATTAGCATCGAAAAAGAAATAATCAACCTTTTCAGAATACTCGTTAACACAAAAATCATGATCAAAATATAGGTCCTGTATTTTATTCTTTTCTGAATCAGATACTTCTTTATTGGTGATCAAACAAAGTCTCTTTCTATTTTTTTCAAAATGTATATCAGATCTAGCCAACGCACAAAGCTCGTCAAAGAATCTATAGTAAGTGTGGAGTATTACGTTATGCTTGAAGTTTTTTGTAGAGTTTATAGAGTCATATAAATTTAACTTACCCACCTTACCTTGTTCATTGGTTACGTTTGAAGGCGTAGCGTGAGACTCGTCATGGTTAAGCACCTTGTACATAGGCCTAGGAAAAAGTACATAATTTCCATACTTTTGAAGCTGCGCCATCCTTATAGAGTCTTCTGATACCGTCTCTACAGGACTCTGAACCTCTATCTCAACCTGCTTATCGTTCTTGTGCCCCCTTAGAGCCCCAAAGAACCTAAAAGTTCTTAAGTATGACCAGTCGAATTCTCCTGAATTTATTAGGTCTTTTTCATGCTTATCTAAGTAGTCGCACCAATTGTCTTTAGGAAAAGAGTAATCAAGATTAGTGATGTTATCCGTGCTGTCTATATCGTTACTATACTGATGGAACCATGTTGAAAAAGAAAAAGCCTCAGGGTTCTTTTTCAGCATATGATTTAAAAACTCTAAAGCTTTAGGGTATATTCCGTCGTCCGCATCTACTAAAGCTAAGTAGTCGCAATCTTTAGTAACAAAATGTTGAGGATTCCAAAACATCTCTTTTTTAGTTTTTTGCTCACAGTATACTACTCTATTATCTTTTGAAGCTAAGTCAACTAAAGTGTCTTTAACCGCGCTATCCTTGCTGAAGTCATCTGTAACAAACCACTTCCAGTCCTCGTAAGTCTGGCTGCATATTTGTTTATATACGCCCGTTATATATCTAGCGTTATTATAAAAACTTGTATACAAAGCTATTCTAAAATCTTCTTTTTTTCTAGGGTTCTTTATAGTTTTTTCTATATACTCTTTTGTATTTACATCATCTATAAAAATTACATTGTCATTGTTTTCGTATTTTTTGTATAAATCACAAGATTTTATCCTGTTCATTAATACAGGCATACCCCAAGATAATGCCTCTTTAACACTCAGCGGGTTTAACTCCCTTATCGACGGAAAGAAAAACAAGTCCATACATGAATAAAATCTATCCACATCCTTTCTTTCTCCCCATACTTTGCAATTAGGTAGATCTGTGTTTTCAATGCCACAATTACATAGGTAACAGCTGTTTCCTATAAAATGAAACTGAATATTTTCATCTAGCATTTCTTCTGCTATTTTATAAATAAACTTCTGGTTTTTATTTTCGTGAAAGAGACCAACATTTAGTATATGGGTTTTTGTTGGGTCTAGTCCAAGGCTCATCAAAGTTTTATCTCTGTCGGGTCTCTCCTTATTGGGTATCTTATAATCCCAAGTATAACACTTAGCCTCAGGGAAAACCTCTTTTATTTTTCTTGGGTGGTAATCTGAAACGCACACATACGCATCAGGCTGATGAACCTTATTGGCAAAATCAAAAGCATTAGAATGGCAAGTTTCTAATATTTTATAACTTCTGTTTTCGTTATATATTTTTTCAAGTAATTCTTCGGGGAATCCATTGTATTCAAAGTTTTCAGGTATTTCGTTAAAATGTATTATATGAGGATCAAATTCTTTTATAACTTCTAGTAACTTACCCCTTTCTTCTATCCAATTATCCGAAAAACACGGACCAATACATTCATAATTCTTTTTGCCAACTAAATTTATTATCCTGTCTTTTTGTATATTATAGGAACCGTAATTATTAAACTCAGCTACAAAAACCTCGTTCTCCGACAAACAGACTTTTATAAGCTCATGCAGCCACTGAGGAGACCCACCAGTAGAAAGATGCATGGGTATAAATAATATCTTTCTTTTCATTCTGTAACTTTTAAGGTAGAAGAAAGAACGTCTTCCCACCTAGGTTGACAGTCGAAATTAGGCCTCCCTTCTAAGCAAAAAGGCAAAGGGGGAACACTATTAACGGTACCGTGCTCTATAACAGAATACTTTGGGTCCGACGCACAAAAAGCTTCGCACGTGCCACCGACGAAAGTCATTTTATAAGATTGACTTCCTTTTCTGTAGGGAGCTCTCCAAAAAGGGTGAACAGAAGCTCCTATAAATATAATATGAGCGTCAGTGCAGCCTGCCAGATGTAGCTGTCCTGTATCCATAGTCACGCAAGCCTCTGAGTTCTTAGTTATATAATAATCTTGATCTAAGGAAGTTCTATTTAAAAAACTTACTCCTTCAAAATCTAAAGCATCGAAATTATAGCAAGTTTTATCGTGGTTATATTGGCCCGGCTCAGGTTTCTGATCAAACCCAACTAACGCAACCTTTAGGTGATTTCTATTCAGCCCTCTTATCAAATTAACGTAGCTCTCTTTTGGCCAAGTTCTACTAGGCCAATTTTGTCCTATATGAACAACTGCGTATTTGTTATTAGCTAGAAAGTCTTGGTCACCTCTATTAAACTCTATTGTTCCGGGGTAATAATCGCAATGAAGCTCTTCTGGCATCAAGTCAAAGCCTATCTCCGTGCAATGTATCTTTCTTATATCGAAAGCTGCGTATTTTTTTTCTATCCCAGCTCTATCTGCCTTTCCTATTGAATTAAAAGTATCAAAGACCTCGTATTTATCATAATGTTCTTGTTTAAAATCATCTGCATGTATCGTAAAAAGAACATATGGATTGTGCTCAAAAAGAAAAGGTTTATGCGTGCACACTATTATTTTTTTAGCGTAATACTCCGCTAACTTTCTTATCGTTGGCGTAGCTGATAAAGTATCTCCAAAAGAAAAGGAGTTTAGCTTTATAGCAACATCTTTAGATTTTTCTTGGCCTCTTTGTTTATTTGTATTAAATAAAGGCGCGGCCTCCTCAAAAAAGGGAGCATTGTTCATCAAATAGTTTTAAATAGCAAAAGGTCGAATTTCAAAACTAATATCCCTGTCCGTATCTATGTTTTACTGCCTTGCAGTTGGCTAAAACTTCACCGCTAGAAAGGGCTCGGTTGTAAGCCGAAACCACGCCCACATTAATATTTAGGCCAGAACTGTTATTGCCACCCACATAAAACTGCTGGTAAGTCCCATTTTCATCGCCAGTATGAAATCCGGAAGAGTTAGTCGCTGGAAAAGAAGCCGTTCCTTTCTTTTGGCCATCCATATACCCTATCATTTCACTAGTAGAACTATTGTAGGTCATAGCCACATGCCTGAAGTCAGATCCAGATATAGAGGGATCGTCTACATCAGATAGCGTAACGCTCATACCTGTCCATGGGTTGTTATCACTACCGTCGACTTTGTTTGTAGAGACAACAGCTTTTATACCGCTTATCTCTCCGCCGTTACCTGTTTGCGTCACAAATCCGTAAGAATAACCACTCTTGTTATGGTCTGTATTTCCGAATATTACTGCGCCATCATCAGGAGGAGAGTCAGAACCAGAATCTTTTATATCGAAAAACGCCTCTATAGTAAAACTAGAGTCTGCATCTTTTAAAACTCCCAAAGACCTTAAACCGATAAAATTTGACCCTGATATAGCTCCGTAGGTATTATCTCCGTTATCTGGGTTTCTAAACTTATAGTAGCCACTAGTTTCGTCATAAAGACCAGTGTTCTGCAACTTCACATCTAGACCACTGGGGGTCAAATCTCTCCAATACTCCGTGTTGTGATCATAACTTCTGTCAGAATATCCGTCTACTCTAAAAACAAGACCATCAGTATTGACTCTATATTTACCATAATTTACTTTACTTGACATCTTAGTATCCTCCTCCAAATCCCCCTACTGAATTTCCAGAAGAAACTGAAAAACTGTAAGGAGCAGTATTATTTTTTAGGTTGAAATCTCTAGAACCTTCTATATATGCGTATAGCGCGTCGCTTGCATTAAAGGCCTTTGAATACGCTGAGACTTTATATATAATTCCGTCTATATAAGATTTTTCATTTGTATTACCGAGCGGCAAACCTCCTATTGCGGCCTTTAGGTCCGGCCCATCATAAAAGCTAGTATTGTTTACTTTGTATTTTGAATAAGTTGAGCTGGATTTAGGTATGCCTTCTTTGAGTGTTATAGAGTTGTCATCTATAAAGCTAATTATATCGTTGCCGTCTTTTCCAAAGTAAGGGTTTCTTGCTTTTATTAATAACGAGGCCTCGTCAAACTCTGAGACGTTACTTATAGACCTATAAACATAAAACCCCCTTGCTTCTCTTACATTTGCCCAGCTGACGGACACAGAAGAGTTTCGCTTATTTATTAAAACTTTTTTATTAGCGGAAGCCGCTGACTCCCCATTTTCATTATAAGAACTTATTTTATAATTTACTGCAAGCCCTTTGTCAAAAGCTTTTTGTGTTGTATTTTTTTCTACCTCTAGCCCTCCCTCATTTAGACTATAGGTTGTGCTAGAAGATAAAGACTCTAAAGAGCTCGTTGTATTTAAAAAAGGGTACAAAGTTATGCTAGTTGGCGTTTGTAAATTTGAGATAATCTGAGAACTCTTTAAATAACCATTTACATAAAATTTTATCTTACCAGATGACTTTGTCATATCAACAGAGACAATTACGTTGGTTATAGCCCCCTCATCTACTACAGAGTCTACCGTAAACGTGCTGCTTGAAAGCCCAAACTCGTTGTATAAATCACAATGAAGTTTTTTATCGCTTATATAAACATGCTGCTTTCTGGAAACATTATTCTTATCTGTGAATCTGGCTCCCTCAGATATATCTCCATAAAATAAAGTGGATATTCCTTCAGAAAGAGAGGTTCCAGTAAACCAGAATTCAAGGGTCTTTTTTTGTGTTGAATTTATCTGAAGACCTGAGTTTAAGCCTGTGTCTGTTGAAGTCAATCCTAAATTAGTAAAGCTATTTTCAGAGAATATAGGTTTGGAGTCAGAAGAAAAAGACATGCCACTTACGCTAAAAGAGTTCTTATTTGAGCTTATATCTTTTAGGCTAGCTGGAGACAGCCTAGGCTTCTCTTTTCTTGTGAACTGTGTCCTTTGTGAACCTTTTTCTAGTTGTGGGTTCTTGTATAGTATATACCCCCCAGAACGCTCAGAAGCGCTCGTAGTGCTCTCCTGAGGCCAGAAATAGGCAGTATGGCGAAGCGTAGTCTTTATCAAGGAGCTAAGTCCAGAAGAACCCGAGGAACCTGATGAGCCCGAAGTGCCAGATGTAGCGGTTACTAGCGTCTCTAGCTTTGGTACGAAAACAATAGAGACAACCTGCCAAGTTCCAGATTTAGAAAAATCATAATTACCATAATATTTTCCATTTTGGTCAGTAGCTTTAATAGATATCACCGAACCAAGACCAGAGGTTCTATTATGTCTCTTGGATACAAATACTTCACAAGAGAATATATATTCTTGCCCTATTTTTAATTTAAGCGAGCTCCCCGAAAAAGAATGTAACCCGAAAAGTTTATTACTGCGACCAGCAAAATTTGTCTTGTAGACTACGTCACTCTCAGACATATACCCTGTCGCCAAAGATTTATACATGCCCTGTTGATCAGTGTCTTTATTACTATATATTCTATAAAACCTATGAGGACTGCCTCCTAGTTTGGCGTTAAAGCCAAAGTTATCTTCAGCAGTAGGTATAAGGTTAGTTGTAGGCTTACCCGGGTAACTCTTATAATATAACTGATTAGTATATAGTCTTATACCTTCCAGCTTCTTTCTTAAATTTCCGTTATGAGCAGACATTATTCTGGGATTCCTCCGCTATACTGAAAAGTGCTGAATATCAAATCTTGTCTTACGTTATCCCCGCTTTGAGGATGACGTAAATAAGTAGTTAAAACTTCATGGTAAGCAGACTCCGGGCCAACATTAACCCCACTCACATAACTATACATATTAACACCACTTTGAGTAGTAACTATTTCATCTCTATCGCCAACTCTTTCGTGCTCTGATCCTCTTGTTAGCTTTATAGCTTTTAGAAAACTTACGGAGCCCGAGACTACCTCCGACTCGTCTCTTTTGCTCAGGTAATCTTCTTCTACATGACTTCTTAAGCTTGTATTTAAAGAAGTAATTTTTGCATCTAATATACCACTAGTGTCATGAACGTGCCCAGTGACATAACCACTCAAGCCATCTCCTGTCGCTCCAGTTATAAGTACAGATAACTTTTCCCCTGTATTAAGAAGTTCGCCACTTAATGTATCTACGTCGTTTTGATTGCCAGTGGCTATTGTGTTTGTGGCTGCATGCAAGCCACTAACATACCTAAGATCTCCGCTTACTTCATCTATATCCGAAGCTAGCTCACTTGATACCGTACCAACGTACCCACTTAAGTCTAAACCTGACTTTAGCAGGTCCGTCCTCAATACGCCGCTTACTGTATCTATATATCCAGATATACTTCCACTTACAGAATCTATATATCCCGTATTTGCAAACTGCGCTGGGTTACCCGTATAGGGATAAAATCCGGTAGTGTTTGATGCACTGCCGGATAAACTATCAGAGTCTGACCTTAAAAAGTATTCTTTTAAGTTGTCAAGATCTAGCTGGCCTGTACCAATAAGTTGAGGCATACAGACATAATTACACTCTATCTGCCTTCGGCTAGAATAGACTTAACAGCTCTCGATGGTTCTTTTGAAATTTTAGTTTTTTTAGAAGCTGGCTTCCTGTACCCTAAAACATGCTTTTTGAACTCTCTTATTAACCTAGTAGTAAGAAGCTGCCTGTTGTCGACTGGTAGAATCCCAAACTTGACAGCGTGCGCATGTAGATCGGTTTTATTCATACTCCTGATTCTAGAAGAGTATTCCTCTTCGTCAAGAGTCCCATATCTCGAAGAGCCTACGTCTCCCCATACCTGATCTAAAGTAGTTTTTTCAAAATCTGATCCTTGTTTTTCTTCCATAGCATGGGTTTGGATCATATCTTTAGACTTAGACTTTTTCTTACTTTTTGAAGTTGATTTCCTTTTAACTGCCATAACTTATCCTTTCTCCGTTATAACTAGTTATACACACAATCGCCTAAAAAAAGAAACAAAAAAGCCCCCGTTTCCGGGGGCTTCGATAATGTATTTTGGGTCTCTATTAGACCGCGAGTCCAACAACTGCACGAGCGTCGATACATACGCGACCCTCTTCCAACGAACCATAGAAACCAATTCTCTCATTTCTCTGAGTGAACTGATCATCTGGGCTAGTCGTGAAGGTGTCACCAGTATCAGCGTCTTGAGCGATAGCGCGAACAAACGCACCCTTGCTATTATCAACGCCAACTGCGAGCTCATGAGTCCCACCAGCGAACGCAATAGCCGTTCCGGCGGTACTAGCATGAGGGGCGATTTTGCCTGAATCAAACTCGTCAAAGACGGTGTTGTACTTCTGGCCAATACCAAGCTCATTGAGCTCAACGATGTTTACACCATAGATCTCCTGCATACCAGCAGAATTGAACACTTCTGTTCTAATGTTGTCTGGTAGCGGAATAGAGCTAGTGCCACTAGTAGCCTGAACAGTGTTCATTGGCTGATAAGCAAAAGCGCGAATCTGCTCTTTGATCTCAGGGCTGACGTACAGATCGGTAATACCGTTGCTGTAAGCAGCATCAGGAGTACCGTCTGCCCAAGACTGATTGATTCTCTTATTGAGAGTCATCAACTTGTTCAAGTCGGCCAACTGGAATCTATTAGTGTTGTAAGCTGGAATAACGTGACTACCTGTAGCCAAATCCGTGACTCCAACAGAATCCGCAGTAACAGAAGAAGTACTAGCGTTAGCGAGTGCATTAAGCACCACAGCCCAAGCATTTCTTTCCTGCTTAACGAGAACCTCTTGAGACATACGCTCAATAAGTTTACTCACAACATCAAGTCTTGCTTGTCTAGCATACTTCTTGGTGATAGAAACAGCTGCATCCAAACGATAAGTTGCGATCTTCAACTCTTGGACAGCAGATACGTCTTGCGAAGTGGGAAGACCACCAGCGACATTCTGCGACCAAACGCTAACGTAACCATCATTGGTTTCGTTATAATAAAGATCCAAAGGATAGCTAGCTCCCTCATCTTGATTAAACGGAGCATCGGTATAAACCGCTCCGGCCGTTGCGGCCTGCTGTAGAACCTTACGGACTACAGGGCCTAGAAAAGCTGCAAAAGCTTCTTGCGCCTCACGGGCGACGAGCTGGTTTTTGTTACCCATCGCTTTGATGAGTTCAACCTGCTCAGGGGTGTTTTTCAATTTAAGTCTCATTTTATTAAATCTCCTTTTCTTGTTTAAAATTAGAGGTCAATCTTCAACAGAATGAAACCGTCAGCGTCAACAGATCCCAAAGCGGTACCAACCTGCGTCTGAGTTGCACCACCGGTGCTCTCAGTAGCAGCCGAACTCAGATCGCCCTGACGCAACATATCAGCATAAACTTTAGCTCCTGCTGTTACAGTATTTGCGCCACCACTTGTGAGGTTTCCGCTGTAAAGAATAATACCCTTGGCCAAGACAGGAACTGCCTGACCACTAACCACAGCCTGCATTTCGGCAGCCTTGCGCGGATGATAAATCAACTTCTCGCCATTTTCGTCGACTTCTGCGACGTCCCAAAGGGTAAGGCCAAGAGGCTGACTACCAGATGCACAAGGTTCGATATTTGCAGCTGCGCCATAACGGAATGATACCGTGTTCGTGTAGCTAGCACCGGGGTTACCGATACCAGTTTTATTTACAGGATCGTCAGTATTTTTCCAACCATTAGACTTAACAGAAACGAGAAGCCCCTTATTGACCTTGCCGCCGTCGGCTTTAAGGTCAGAATAAGAGTCTATTACGTCTCCGTCGTCGTCTTTAAGACTGAAAAGGTTAATGACGTCTGTCTCGGCGTGTTGCCTGAAAGGCTTCAGCCGTTGTGTGTTTTTAACAAACGTTGCCATAATATTTTATTTCCTTGTATATTAGTAATTAATATCAAATTGATCGATTTCAAAAGCTTTCTTATACTTATCGTAGGTGGAACCTTCAGAAGCTTCGGTAGATGCTGGAATAGCACTTTCCTCTTCTTCGCCTCTTTCGATAGCCTCGTCCACAACTTCATCAGAAGCTTTTGTCTCTTCTTCAACTTCAGCTTCCTTAGAAGCTTCGTCTTCCTTTTTAGCCAAGACTTCTCTTGACTTGTCTCTCAGCAGAACTTCGAGATTCTTTGCGAAAGCTTCCCAGCCTTCAACATCGAGATCTTTAACCTGCGTGGCAAGAACTTCGCGATCCGTATCCTCAAGAGCGTATTTTTCGTCCAAAGAGGCCATTCTCTGAGAGAACAACTCTTCGGCTTCTTTTACCGCTTTTTCAGTTTCCAGCGCGCCAAGCTTTTCCGTAACAGTTCCTAGTTCTGCTTTGACTTTATCGTAATCTACATTAATAGATGCGATTTTCTCTTGAGCTTCTTTGAGATTAGCTTCCACCTTTTGTTTTTCGGCTGAAAATCTCTCGGAAGCTTCCTTGAGTTCCGATTCGATAAAATCAGAAACAGCCGAGGCAGAAAGCTCCTTCAAAGACTCGTTCGTGATGTCTTTAATACTTTCTATTTTCATAATAGCTTTGTCCTCGTTTTGGATTATTACATTTTTTTCTTGTATTTGTGAAGTTTTATCAACTTCAGCAAAAGTCTTTTCTTCTTTGGGCTCTTCAACGCTCTTCTTGGTTGACACGCCCTTTACGTCGGCAGCGGGAGTTTCGGTCAGTCCTATTCCAAGAGGTACGACCTCTCCCACAACCTTTCTATAGACAGACATTCCGTCTTTAGTTTTACCTTCTCCCCCAAGAGCTTTTAGATCTTTTTCCATGTCTGCGATTTCTTCTTCGTCATCAACAATGAGCCCATTTTCTATGTTTTTATCACTTCCGTCTAAAAGCACCAAATTATAATCTCTAAAGCCTAACTCCCAGCTAGCACTAATCCTCATGAAGTCTTCGCTGCTTGGGTCGGCTGACTCTTCAATCAAGTCTGCTATTCTTTGGTTTACTACTTTCCAGATAACTCCACCTAGAGTAACATTAAAAGGTCCTTTTATATCTTTTACCTCTTCTTCTGTTAATGGCTTATCTGTTCCAAATTCTGAAAAACCTGCTGTTAAAATAGTACCAATTACTTTATCTCTGTTATGTTCTATATTAATTGGTTTATTTTTAAAATCTTTATGAAAGGCTAAAGCTGTATCTGTATCAACTACGTCTCCATTTCTATTAACTCTGTTAGCCACAAATGCATTAAAAGCTATGGGAAGCAAGTCAACCTGCTTCTCATCTACTTCTGGAATAAATTGAGCGACTTCGATAGCAGAAGCCAAAGCTAAATACTTATCTTTTTCTTCTGATACGACAGGCCTTACGTTTGAGCTGAAGATTGTAGTATATTTCATCAGGTTATATAATAGTTCACTGTTACGTTACCAGCACTACTGAAAACGCCGGAACTAGTTGGTACTGGAATGCCTTGGTTTAAACTTGTCGATCCAGCCGGAACATAAGCTATAATAGTACCTCCCCCTGCCGCCAAGGTACTAATAGTAGTAGCCGCTGAAGCTAATATGTCTGTGATTACGACGGTATCCCCACTGCTTGCTGCGACCACAGCACCGGCTCCTGCTTTATTAGCCGTTCTTGATACAGAAGGCACTCCCTGCGTCTGTTGTGAATTTGTTGATCTGGCCATTTTAAGTTGTCCTTTTTTTAAATTACACTATTTAACCAGTCTTTCGCTTCTGATCTGGCTTGCTCGTCACTTTGAAAATATAAATCATCTACGTCTCTGAAGTCATAACTTGCCAAGCCGTGCCTTTTTACTTCCCTTTCGGCTTCTTTTATTTCCTCCATAGAAGGTTCGAAATGATCCCCATCATCCATAAGTCCAGCAGAGCAGATGTTCAGAAAGACATTCACATTAGCCAAAGCTTGAGTAATTTGTAAAGATTCAGAAAGATTGTCTACAAAAATTTCCTTTAATCCCTCAGAGGTAACTTGTTCTTCGTTTGTGTAGTTATGCTGATTTGCTTTACTAGTTAAGAGCTGCATGACCCTACTAGAGAATTCTAAAGCCGCGTCTTTTTCTCCAGAAACTGGAGCAAATTTTTTACCATAAGAGTACTCTACATCAAGCGACATCATTTTACGAATGGATTCCATTAAGTTTACCTAAAAGTTTATACACTTATTTTTAAAAAACTTATAAAAAAAATAAAAAAACCCCTCAAATAAATGAGGGGTCTTTAAATAGGGAAATGCAAACCTTACTTCTTAGAACGGTACGCCGTTGGAAGCATCGTTAGCGATATCCGTAGTTGCCGGATCAAACGAGCCAGAGGCGTTGATTGTACCAGATTGATAATACTTAAAGTTTACAGTATAAGATCTTGTATAGGTGTTAACAATGCCTGTTCCATCATTAATGGCCGTACTAGACAAACTCAAAGAGCCTCTAGTAACCGTCATGGAATTTAAGCCACTGCTTTGGGCTACACCGGAAGTATAGCCTCTGTACGCACCATCAAGAACAGCGTTAATAAATTTTTGAGCTCCACCGTTTTTCTCTCTTGCTCCAGCGGCACCCGCGGAAGCTATAAGATCTCCGGATGTTAAAGCGTACTCAGAGACAGCTGGGTCTCCCAAAGTATTTGTAGATGCGTGGGTCTGGGTTGCATCCACATCTGCAGCAGCAATAGCCTCAGTTGTGATTGGGATCACGATACCAGTTGGACCACCCACAAAAGTCTCGTGCGGTCCCACTACGCTATCACCAATCAGATATTTTATTCCGTGGTTTCCGTCACCACTAGTTAAGTTAGATAGCTTGCTCTTGGCGGTTGTTAAAATGAACGTATTATCTTTGTTTGCCATTGTAAATTTCTCCTATTATATACAATCAATTACATTGTTTTTTCTATTTTTGGAAATTTTATTTTTCGCTAAGCTTTATCCGGTGTGTCCTCCTGTGGATCTGTTTGGTTGGTCAAATCCCCAAGTTTCATTAGCTCGTTTAATTTTTCTTGAGGAGTAGCTATTCCCCCGATAGTGGTGAATACCGTAAGGTTGTCTTTGTCCCCACTATATATACCTCTATGCACCATACTCCCAGACCTTAATATTCTGCTCAACTGATCAAAGGCTTGGTCAAGATTAGATTGAGGGATCTTGTCCAGAACCTCTTTACCTCCAATAAGTATGGCTCCAGCAACGTTTGCTGTGGATATATCAATGCCACCAGACATACTGCCACTTTGAGCTATGCCCCTAACAGCCCTTGAAATGCTTACTGGGTCATCCCATTGAGGAACCGGCGTAGCACCAAAGATAGTAATACCGGAATCCAAAACACTTTTATAGTCACTAGAATCAAAAGATGAGTACGAGCTGTCTCTAGAAGCCGTCATATTAAACAAGTGAAATACGCCAGCCGTGCTCATATTAGCTGTCTGCCAAAAATTAGAAACAGAGACATTTGAATAAAGCTTGCTTGTCTTCTCATTATCAATAATAACTAGAGGTGATACTATTCCTTGATCCACTAAAGCGCAAGCCTCTTTTAGAGTCTCGTAAGCATTAGAGTTAACCTTTCTTCCCTCTGAGTATTTAGGTAGGGCTAGTATGACACCAACTTTTTTGGATCCAGATTTCACTGTCTCTTGTAATTCTTGAGCGGTTTTAACAAGAGGCACAAGAGTTCCTGCGCCGGAACCTCCGCCAGCACCTGCACAAACAAAAATTCTATCTACATCTTCTCCAAAAGAGCGACGCATGAAATCTAAAACGTCATCCCTCTTCTCCTCGAAGCACTTAGCTGCGACAGCTCTATCTTTTCCAGCTCCACCCGAGCCAATACAAAGCTTATTTTCCACGTTAATAGAATTAAGGTCTTGCTGAGCTGTATTTATAACGCCAATTTTCCTATAGCCTAGCTTATGGAAACTCTCTGCGATCCTAGAACCGCCTTGCCCGGCACCAACGAAAGCAAATTTAAACGCTCCCTCTACTTCATCTTTTACTTCTTTTTTCTCTTCTGGCTCTGGCGGCAACGGAATGTCCGGGACCATAACATCTATTCCTTCAGCACCGAAGTACTGATTAACATCTTGGATATTTTCTTGATTTTCGCTCATATTTTAAACCTTACTTGCATACAATAAACCTGCTAGATACTCATCCACTTGATGCTCCAAAGCTATACTTTGTATTTCTTTTATAGCTTTTTCGTTAGTATCTGTTGGGTTATTAATATATTCACTAACTTTCTCTAGCCATTTATCAGAAGATTCATTGGCCATAACTATTTTACTCAATTCAGAAGATAGACTTCTAATTTTGTTAGTTACTCTTTTGTTCTCATATTTCAATTTGAGTTTTTCCTGAATCTCTGTTTCTAGCTTTTCGGCTAGCGTCAAATTTTCTTTAATTTTTTCTACGCTAAATTTTTGGGAACCGGAGGTCTTCTCCCCTATAGGGGTAACCTTCTTTGTGGTCTGTGGTGAAGGTGTTCCGCTAGGTCTACCTGCTCCCTCTTTCTCTGATTGATTATCTCCTCCTCCACCAAGTAGAGGAGAATAGTAGCCTTGTTCTTTGAGCTCTCTGAATTTTTTCTGTGACTCGACAGACTCTTCGGGTTCTGGGAGCCTGCCAGAGCTAATCGCCTCCAAACCTTCCTCTGCGGTAAGAATACCATATTGAATAAGTTGAGCAACGACCCTGTTCCAAGTAGTCTTGTCTTTAAGCTCTATCTCTTGGAAATTTGCCTTTGGATAATTTTTAAAACCCAAAGATTTGCAAATCCTCTTTATTTCATGACAAAGGAATTGATTTATGAAAGCGTCTCTTCCCTGCTTTAGCCTTTCGATAAATACCTGAATTTTAATGCTTGTATTAGCGAACTTATCCTCGCCAACCAAAATGTTGTTAAGCCCCATTTGAATATCTTGATTTACAACACTGTACTTTTTAGGATCCAAGATGCCAGCTATATCTGGAATAACAAATTGAGCTTTGGTAGTGTAGTCTGAAACAAGAACCTTTCCAACAGATTGATTTTCGAAAAGCTTTTGCATTGTCTCTATACTTCTCTGATTTATATTTAGGCTGCCGTCTTTCAGCTCGGACCCCATTGTGATAAGTAGTATCGCTTGGTTGGTGGTTCTTGTTAATGCCATATCCATTTTCTTCATTTCAGACTTCCAGTTGATATCTTCTAGAACTGGAAATCCCAATGGAACAGAAAATGGTTCATAGTCTTGCTTCTTGTAAAACACAGGAGTAACTTTATCTGGGTCTAACCTAAGGGAAATAATCCCTATATTCCTGCTTTTTAAAGCTTTCTTTGTCTCTGGGTCTAAGGCATCATAGACTTGCTTATCTTCCTCTGTTTTTGGATTTTTGATTCTTTCTAGTTCGTAGTCCGTTAGTGTTTTATAATACATTCCAGAAAAGAATGATATATTACCTCCCATTTGAATATCGGCTGGATTTAATATAATATATCTAGAAGGAAGCTTGCTGTCCTCTCCGTACCCTAAGGAGCTTAATTTCCCGCCACCATAAGTTTGGGTAATTCTTTTTAAATCCTCTGGTTGAATCTTAGTGTCGAATCTATGAATAAAAACGTTTCCTGATCTATAGTATTCTCTAAAAAATCTATCTAGGAAACTTTGTATATCAATTTTCTTAAAAAGAGCATCCAAAAAATCTCTTGACTTCTTACTGCCACCCGTGAAGTAAAGATTCGTCGAAGAAAACTCTGTCATTAAATCAATAACATTTCTAAATACCGCAAAATTATAATAGGCTTTTTGACAAAGAATTACCACATCTCTAACATCAAGAGAACTTTTATTATTAACGCCTTTTGTGTACTTATAGGGGACTAGTCCATTATCAATATTTTCAAACCTGTTTGTCCTATCTATTTGTCCACCTACGTTCCTGCGCTGTCTTGTCGATTGGTTGTCTAAGGTGGTATAAGGTGATGCCGCGAAACTGCTCATCATTGGCTGAATTTCTTCTTCTTTTTTACTTGTTGTTTTTTTTCTTGTCATTTTAAACCACCATCAAAGTTCTGCCTTTTCCGGCAGTGTTGTTGCCACTTATAAACAAAGCTCCATTAGGCATCCCTCCTGTGTTAGGATGTACTGGCAAATTATTAAATATAGCATACCCTCCAGATATACCACTTATAGTCAATAGGTCGTTTACCGTCACATCTCCGCTTAAATGCACGTTTGATCCGCTAAAATAAGATCTGTAGTTGCCCAAACAAACTTTTTCTCCACTAACATTTAAGGGGTTGGTGCCGTAAGGACCTAGTTTTATTCTGTCGTCATCAAATATATCCATCAACGGCAAACCAGCTTTGTCAGTAACAGAAAACACCGGAGCATCAGGCCCATATCCCGGAGACAAGGTCAAGAGAGCCCCGCTTGCGTCATCAAAAGTTAAAGACTTATTCGCGTTAACTCTCGCTGTAACTCCATCGAAGTCCACAAGGTTTGCCTTAAGACCTGCGTTAAAAGTTTTTTTAGCCGTGAACTTGGTAGAAGTGTCTGCTAGTACATTATCAATCGCGCCGCTAACATTAGCCCCTGTTGCTTCTAGGCTTGTTTTTAAATCACCGCTAGAATTTGACACTATGCCAGTAACTTCGGCTTGACCGGGGACTTTCATCCATCCTGCTTTGACTGATGTATCTCCAGTCGCAATAAAAAAACCAAACGTGTCATTATGCCCCGAGGAAAAAGCTAAGGCTCCGCTCGGCGCATTTACGGAAAAATCTCCTGAACCAGTATGGTACGAACTTCCAGATTTTAGAAACTCGCCACTAGTGTCAGCAAACTGACCCGAAACATTAGTTATTTGCCCAGAAAGATAGCCGCTCGCTCCAGTTGCAAAGCTCTCCGCATGACCAGAGACATCATCAGATTTAGTCTTAAGAAATAATCCAGATGAATCTAGAGCCCCAGAAACAGCAGTGGTTAAGCCAGAAGTCCTACTCATGATATCGCCACTATAACCGGTCATAGACTTTGGTCCGCCCTGTGAAAAAGCGACAAAGCCAGAAGTATTATCATGTGTATAAAAGCCAGATTTGTTTGTGGCGCTACCAGAAAGTTTCGTGTTGAATAGCTTAAGGAAGCTACTCTCATCTACCTGACCAGTTCTAATTGTGCTTGCCATAAAAACTTATTCGACTTTATTTACACTTAAAAAAGCATAATAGGCTCGAAAGTTTCCTTGTTAGTGTCGATTTCGACCTTATTTATGTCGTTATAAAGCTTAAGACCCCAATTTGCCAACATTAGTGAGGAATAATTATCTTTTCTTGCTTTGTTTACAGAAGTGGACCTTTTTAGGTGCTGAGGTAGGTCAAAATTCTGAGACCCCCTTGCGGTTGCCTTATGTTCTACTAAACTGCATTGTTTCTTAGTTTGGTAAATCATATCATCTTGATGCTCAATAAAGTCAAGCATAGACCATTCTTTTCGGTCATCAATAAATACTAATTTTTTAGGATAGGGTAATCTTATAGAACTAGTTCTATTAAAAAATAATTCATTTGAAGCCGTCCTAGAAGCGAACCAAATTTTTTTATAGTCTATACAGGCCTGTAGGTGTTCGTTAGCTCTACGTATGAAATTACTAGTAAATACTTGATTAAAACAAATTTGATGGTTTTCTTGATTGTATTTTTGTTTAGCTTGTCTCAAAGTTTTTTGATATTCTATTCCTTCTGCGTCTGAGTTTAAGGGTATGGTTTTTAAATTTATTCTAGCATCTTTAAAGAATTGAGATTCATTACAGCTATCTAAATAGGTATCGGATCCAGCATTATCAAGACATATAAAAACAATATTAAAAGCCTGAAGTAAATAAGCTAAATATTTTACATGTTTGTTTAGGCTTCCAAGTCCCGCATAAGTATGCACTAAGGTACCTTGACCCGTATCGTCGTCTATCTCTATGACAGACATAGCAAAGTAGTCGGCCGTAGGACTATCGCTCATATTGGGGTCAATTCCCATTACATAACGCCTACCTGTTCTGCCGACCATAAGAGTAGATGGTTCTTCATCACTTTTCAAAGTGCACATCTCCATCTTCTTTGCGCTAAAGTAGCTATCACTTCCATCTGTAAACTGAGCGCAATATTCTCGCTGGAACGAAAAGTGGGAAGACCCTCCTTCTTGGGCTTCGTCAATGATAGTCTTGTCTATCATCTCCTTTGGTAAAGCCTCATACCCCATTTGAGATACAAAGTATTTAGCGTCTCCTTCTTGTTCGTCTGATTGTATTTTCCCAATCCATTCTTGGTAGGTCTTGTAAAGATTCTCAAAAGTATAGCTAGCTGAAGACAGCGCTATCATTTTAGACTTATTTTCAAACTTAGTCCTATCTTCTTCTTTGATTACGCCCTCCTTAATTAAGCCATCTTCGATCTCTTTGATTTCCATCCTTCTCTTCATGTCTTGAGGAGCAACGAGAAATGGCATGAGTACGTTTTTGATTATGTCTTCCGGCAACAAAAGATACTCGTCAAGTACAAGTATGTTAGCGCGGAAACCACGAATCTTTTCTCCGCTTAAAGGGATGGCTGTTATAGTGCCTCCGTTTATTCTCCACTCATACTGGTCGTTTCTTTTTACCTTGGCTCCGAAGGCTTGGGCCAAAAGGGCGGCTTCTTTTGTCTCTACTATCTTTTCTATGTTATTGAAAATAAATCTTGCAGTACGAAATGTTGGGCCAGCTATTAGTATTTTTGTATTGGGTTCAAATATACATTGCAAAAAACAAAATATTGAAGCTATGAAGCTTTTGCCACATCCTCGACCCCATACACACATACTAAAATTTCTATTAAATAAGGCTCTTAAAGTTATTTCTTGGTAAGGCGCTAACTTTATACCGCTTAAAAGATACGTAGTAAAATATAAATTATTTCTTAAAAATTCAGCTAGGGTACTGCGTGCTTGTTTGTCTTCTAGAGAGCCTTCCAGCTTTGCTAATTTAGCATTAACATCTTCGATTTCTTTTTCGTATTTTGCAGGAGCTGACCACATTACAATAGATTAAGATCATAAGCTAGCTGTAGATCTACATTTTTATAGTTTTGACCACAAAAGAAAAGTTTTCTAGTCAACCTAGTAGCTTCTGTTCTTCCTTTCGCAAATAAAAACTGTACGTTATCATGATTTTGTATTATGTCTCGAACATTTCTCATCACATACTCTGGGGTTACCTGAACTTTCTTTGTGATATACTTTAGGTAATTAAATTTCATCATGTTATCTAAAGAGTTTTCAACAACTACTACAACATAAGCGCCCTGCTCTTTTGCTCTCCCTAGCTCTCTAGAAAATCTTTCGCAACCGCCAGTAAAAGTACCTATAAAGTCTTTCGTCTCTTTTCTTTCTACGAAGCACTTATTGTTCTCTTTATCGAGCCAATAATCCGCAAATTTCAGACCCTCTCTTCTTGTGCCGTAGTTTATATTTAATGGCTTTTGCTCTCTTGTATCAACAATGATTTCATAACCTTCTTCTATGCTTTCTTTGATTTTATTTTTAGGAACTCTTTTAAATCTTTTTAGTAATCCAAGCTCATAACAAAGATCGTAGTAATTACCAAACAGCTTTTGATAATAAAAAATAGGCGGCATCATGGAAGACCTCATTTCAACTTGAGTAGGAGAATACTTAATTTTCCTTCTCATTATCCTGTCTTTGATTACTTGAACACAAAATTTTCTAGCGTCTTCTTCAGAGGCCGACTCGAGGTATTTCTTCATGTTAGGTCTTGAATTAAAATAATTAGAAAAATAATGACTTTTATTTTTGAATTTAATTAAATCTCCAGTAAGTAAATCTCTCCTAGGATAATACTTTTGATAATACTCAGCCATACGCATCTTATACTTTCTGAGATACATATGGAGCTGTTTTTCTGTTTCGAATTTTTTTCCGTCTATTTTACAGACAAACTCCATTTTCATACATTCACTTAGAGACTTATCCATTTAAAGCCTCCTCTTCTGATAATCCAAATATTCTAGCCTTGACATCGTCCATAGTTACTAGCTTCTCCACCTCGTCTTTAATAGTACCCTTTCTTAGCTCTGCCATCTTTATTAATTCTCTTCGGCTTTCTTCTTCTTTCCAAGTCTCAACAAGATTCAATATACTTGCATTGTCTTGGACTTGCTTACTCAACCTATCGCTTCTCTTTTGTTTTAGGTCGCTTAGTAGTTTATGCTGTCTATTAACACAAGAGTTATATTCGTTTGTAGCCGTGCTTATAGCCTCCACTAAACTCATTGATATCCTTCTTCCCTCGTTGTCGTTGGCAGTATCATCAAGTAATCTCTGAAGTCTCCCAACCCTTCTTTGGATATTGGACGCTATCACCACTTCTCCAGACAAGACTATATACTGGTCTACTTCTTCTTGAGTTAAGTCCGGCTTGTCATTGGTATATCTAACAAACGAAGATTCAAATAACTCTCTTTCTGTTTCGTGTTCGTAGTTATTTATCTGATGAATAAACCTAAAGGTATGAAGGTAGCCCATCAACCTTTCTAAATTCTTTTTTTGTCTAGGCGTAATTTTATCTTTATCTATTCCGCTGTCGTGAACAAATCTATTAACCCTGCTTAAAACTCTATCTGGATGCTTTGGGGGTTTATACTCAAACCTCTCTTGTTGTTCTTCTGGAGTCTCAAAGTCTTCTCCCTCTAGACTTTTGCAGTAGTCCGTAACCATCCTTGTTTCGGCGCTTAGGCTTGTCAACGACTCATCTCCAAAAATTATTCGAGACATCTCAACATATTTCATTGTGCCTCTGTGGTTTCCTAGAAACTCTTTTTGTTCTTCTGATAGTTCTGGTTTATCGACTTTTTGATATTCGCTAGCTGGTATTGCATTGAAGTCTATCTCGCTTAAATATGATTTTACAGCACGACCCTCTTTGCTTCTCCCGTCTTTACCTTTGAATCCCGCAACATCTTGTATCAGATGCATTAAGGATATATCGACATCATCCCCTGCGAGGAAACTGTCTCTTACTGAAGTAAGTGCAAACTTTTGCTCATTGGTTAATGTCAGGTCATTCATACTCTTATTTTTAAAAAGTCTGTTAAAGGTATATCTTCTTTTTGTAAGTTTAAAAAGGTATCTCTCTTAATGAACATAGATTTTTTAGTATCCCAACTGTCAGGATGACACATATAATCTATGGTTAGAAGCTCTCTATCTTTTCTAACACACTTCTGGCCTTTATGGAAGCCAGAGGTCACGGCAAATAGAACATCTCCCTTTTTTGCTGTTAAATGTTTTATTTTATCCTTGCCGTAAAAATTTTCTATTTCATCGTCTTGCCATCTATATTTTTCTAGTAAGTTATCAGGTTTATTATCTATACTACCCTCAACAAAAGTAAAAGGCCCATCCTCCACACTGTCGACATCTTTTAAATAGACAAAAGCTTTAAAAAAATAAGGAGAGTTCGGGTCTACGTGATACATAGTCGTATTTTCGCTGTTTAGATTATTAGCGAAACTTTTTCTGAGGTTTAGAGTGCCAATAGCAGGAATACACTCGTAAAAAGATTTAGCGACTCCAATTAAAGTCTTATCAAAAATTATATCTGATATTTCAGGGACATTATAAAGCGGCTCGGGTACAGATAAAAATAATTGATTATTTCTGGCTTCGGACTGATTAAATATATTATCATTCCGCTCCCCAAATTGCCTGCCCAACTCAGAATAAACTTCTATTTCACCTCCGTCTAATATGTAATTAAGTTTTCGGCTAATCGTGTCAATCAAATCTATCTTGTTTTTTAAGGCCCCTTCTATCTTTAGCCAACCTTTCTGCCTTAGCTCTTTTGCCTCTTGTTTTTTTTCGGTTATGCTCTTATAGGTAGTAGGATATCTTAGAGATCTACTAATAATACTATCCACAACCCTTTCTGCGTCTTCCGGCGAATAGTTTTCCGTACAGCCTTCGCTATTTATCTTAACAGTATTTTTTAATTCAGGAATATCAATCATATCCAGTCTAACTCATTTTTACTTAAAATTTTTCTAGCCTTGGTTAAAATAGACTTTTGTATATTTTTTATTTGTTTGTATCCCGGAGTTCTATTTTTTTCTGTAGTTTTGAAATTCAGAGTTTCAGCAATTTCCTGCTCTGTTTTATTCATTATATAAAAGCCTTCGTAGACTATCCACTCGTTAGGCTTTA